TTATTCGCAAAACGTGATATCGGCGCCTGCATCGCCCTCATACTCTTCTGCGGCCTCCTCCGCCTCTTCGTAAGTTTCGACTTTTGCGATCGTTTTCCGCGTTTCTTTGTCGACCACGAAAATTTCCATTGGAGTAAACTTCCAAATATCTCCGCCTCCGATCCACTCGCCGTCTTCGTCATATTCGTTTTCCTGGATCGAAAACTCTTCGACCGTGAAGAGACTTCCGGATGCGTAAACATCCGTTTTGTATTTTTTCAATTCCTTTTCGGCTTCCTCTTTGGTTCCGAATGAAGCAATTTTTTCCGGATCCACATCGTACATCGTGCATCCTTCCTTGATTTCATCCCTTTCTTTCCAGCTGATTTCTGCTGTTGTTTTTACGATTTCAAATTTTTTCATTTTCTTATCTCCTTTTTTCTCTTTACTATTTTTTAAGTCATTGTCGATCAGTTCATTTATATACTGATTAACACTTTTCCCTTTTTGTGCAGCCCTATTTTTAATAACTTGTTTGCTTCCCGCCGGAACAACCAAGTTTATTCGATCGTATTTCTTCTTTATGTAATTGTTGATGTATTCAATTTGATTAAATTCCTTTGTTTCTCTCATAATTACCGCCTTTATATCAAAGAGTCTGCAAGCGCCGCAGCGTTGTCTGTTTTAACTATTATACCGTTTCCATATTTATTACTTCCAACGAATTATCTTCCAGCCATTCGCAAATATCCTGCACTACTGCATAAGCATCTTCGTACCCATAGGAGGCATTGCTCCAGGTATAACAATCATTGTATTCGTCAAACCAGATTTCTACAGATTCTCCATTTGATAAATTAATTCTAATTGTAATATCTTCTGCGCATCCCATTTCTTCGACAACATATTTGTTAATATATTCGATTTGGTTAAATTCTTTTGTTCTGCTCATTTTTGTTGTCCTCCTTGTCTTTGGTTATCTCCCTGTTGTTGATTATAATATAGCACATATTGCGTAATATGTCAACACATATTGCGCAATATTTTTATTTTTTTTTGCAATAAAAAAAGGCGTAGGGAAAATCCCCACGCCTCTTGATATCTTTTATATTTTTTACTGGCGGTTACACCATTCCTGCAAAGCCTTGACCATCGCTGACGGGTAGCTGATCACGCCGTCTACCGGTGTGCCGAGCTTTTTCTGGAGCGCGCGGATGGTCTGCGGTCCGATATAGCCGTCTTCTGTGGTTCCAGCCCATTTTTGCATAGCTCTGATCAGGTCAGAGCCGCCGGACAGTTCGTCAGACCATTCGGCCGCCGCGATGCCGGCGCAGTATTCTTTGTTAGCTGTTGGCTGATCGCTGATCACGCCGTCTACTCCGGTTTTAAAAATCTCCTGCAAGCGTTTGGTCAGCTCCGGTCCCCATACTCCATCAACTGATATCGCTTTTGCGGCCGGCTTCTGAACGGATGCTGTACCGCCGTAGGTACAGTATTTTTTATGGCAATTGATCCATCCTGCGCCCGAGAGCAGTTTTCCCCAACTTCCATTCTGGATTTTGGTGATAGTATAGCTGCCCTGATCCCGGATTACTCCGACGATCTTACTGTCTGCATTCGGCGCGATACGGATGTTTAATTCCGTGTCATTGACCTTGTAAACTCCTGGCTTATATATCTCCTCGCCGGATGTATTGTTTCCAGAAGACTCTGAGCTACCGCCGCTGATCAGCTTCTTGAATCTCGTCCAGTCGCCTTTTGCAATGATCTGCGACGGGCAGTTTTTGCTGCAGATATCGAGATGTCGATAGACTTTGGATGCCGGGATGCCTGTTTCTTTCATTAGCTGCCGTACAAGCTCCACAGTGTTCTGAAACGCTTTCTCATAGTTATATCCGCCCTGCACGCACATTTCCACACCGATGCTGTTACGGTTGCCATAAGAGCCGAACAGGTTGCCGTTTCCGTAGTTGATGCCAACGTGCCAGCATCCGAGGTTGTGCGGCGCGGCCTGATAGGCAGTGTCGCTGTCATCCACGTAATAATGAGCCGACATGCCAGAAAAATTCCCGTCATGCTGTGCTCTGGCATGAGCGCGGGCATTGGCAGTTGGCTCAAAATTGTCTGTGTTATGTACAACAATACACTGTGGGTTGTTGTACGTATAGGTGTTCTGGCTGCTGATGTATGATCTGTCAATCTTCATTGTTTCTCCTTCTGCCAAGCGAATTGCGCCGGCGCAAAACCTCACTCTGTTTTCTTTTCCTGTTCCTGGTTGATTGCTTTATCTGCGACTTCCAGCCCCTTGGTCAGGACAATTGGTACATTAAATCCAGCTTCCACAAAATTTTCAATAATTGACCGAATTTCATTCACCAGCAGTGATGCTAAGACAAACCACCCCAACAATGTTGTGATTTTGAGGTCAATCCCGATTGTATTGCCAATTTCAACAAAAGCCGTGCTCGCTCCAAACGCTACTACAATCATAAGCCAGTACCCGAGTTTCTTGAGTACCCCTTTCCAGCCCGCGCTGGAGCTCTCTTTGTGGGCAATTCTGCTTTTCATCCAGCCCGTAAGCCAGTCCGCTACGTTCAGGCCGAGAAAAAGTGCAAACAGGATCCAGTGTGGCCCCAACAGATACGACAGCACCGCTACCACGCTGCCTACTGCAGCGTTATAAGAGTCAATAATTTTCATGATTTTTCTCCTTTTTCTTCTTATTTTATGTGTTAAAAATAGGACCTCCGCGCGGGGTCCTGCTCTAATCTCAGTCATATTTTCTCCTTCAAAAAATGAGAGCGGAAATCCGCTCTCACACAATGCACCGTCTGTGGTCCCGCTTTAAATTGGCTCTCGATACCTGAGCATAGACCATGGTGGTGTTAATATTTACGTGCCCGAGGAACTGCTGTACCTCTTCGATTGGCATTCCTCGATCCAATCCATCTGTCGCTGTCGTGTGTCTGATCAGATGCGGATACACTCTCCGCCCGATTTTAGACATCTCTCCCAACTGCCGCACCCTTTTCTCAATCGCCGGCTTCTTCAGCCGGCCGTGAGGAGCGCGTTCTGAAACAAATAAGGCTGGGTTATCATCATTTCTTGTCGCAAGATAATTTTTCAGCGCAAGTTCGGCCCGTACATTAAGGCACGATGTGCGGTGCTTATCCCCCTTTCCAAAAAGATGCACGTCCTTCTGCTCAAAATCTATGTCTGTAATGTTCAGACGTTCCAGCTCCGTCACGCGGCATCCGGTACTGTACAGCATCTCAATCATGGCCTTGTCTCTGAGCGTCTCGCACGCATTTCTCACCCGTTCCAGTTCCATTCCGGATAGTGGCTTTCTTTGTGCTCGCTCGTACTTAATCGCCTTGATATTTCGGCATGGGTTGCTTCCGATGTATCCTTCGTTGGCCGCCCACTCCAGGAATGTGTGAATAATGACTCGGCGATTATCCAGCGTGGCATTGCTGATTTTTCTTGTTTCCTGGGTCTGGTACAGATACACCCGAATATCGTTCGTCGTAATTTCCGTCAGCTGCTTATTGACCTGGAAAAAGAAATCCCGGAGGACCATGTTGTACAGTTCCAGCGAGCGGATGCTCAGTCCCTCGATTTTTCGTGTCGCAAAATAAATCTCATAGCATTCCGGAAGATATCCCTCGTATGGGACGATTTCCGTTTTTCTCGGCTCTATTTCGTAGTCCGACACAAAAATGGTCAATTTCTGATACACGATTTTAAGTGCATCATCCGGGATCTGGTTCACAAGCTTCGTCACGAATTCTTTCACAAACTGTTCGCGCATAAAAAAACCTCCTTGTGGGGTACCCAAAAGGAGGCGGATGTGTTATAATAATCACAGCCCCCTTGTGGGTGGGAGGAGCCGAACTTTTATGATTGGTAGTCAGGGAGTTCGGCTCCCATTTTTTGTTTTCTACCCTATCATTATAGCATATTTCACGCGCGATTTCTTCATTTTTTCGAATATATTTTCGATTTTCTCAGCAAATCTAATTAACTAAAACGAGGCGGCGCTTAGTCTGTTATGCCTACATATCCCAATATATCACTGCTTCTTGCTACCACTTACTCGCATCTGGTATAGTGGTCTCGAGGAGGTGGTTATCATGGCTCATCCACGCAAATCCGAAGAGGACAAGTACAAGAAAATGTCGATCAGCTTTGAACCGGAACAGCTTAAGCAGCTTATCTCATACTGCGAACGCGAGGAGCGTACCGCATCGTGGGTCATCCGCAAGGCTCTTTCCGAGTGGCTTGAGAAACATGATTCATGATTCTTTTCCAATGCTACCGATACCATTCTATGCATTTCGGATGGTATCAGTAGTTACCTTTCTAATCCTTTAAATAACATTCATAGCTGTATTTTTAGTACAATTTATTTCTCTAAGTCTTGCAGAGTCTAACTGATATTTGATAGAAGAAATATCTGATCTATAAGTAACATTAGCAATCATATCGTTAGTCTTAGGAGACGGCTGTAAAATATTAATAGCACAGTTGATATATTTAACCGCCTCAGTCTCCGAACCACTTCGGGCCGTGTTAATAACAGAGTGTAAAGTCGCTGTATTATGACCTCCGGGCATAACCAAAATACCGGTGCAAATGATCCGATAATTGATATTATGTCTCATGGGTTGCCAACCGTCCTCATAGTCAATAGACCAAACACCTAAAGGAGAATGACCGTTCTCGGCAAAAATATCACTTAATACGAAATTAGTACCTCCAGTCATAGAGATAGCGCTCGCGTGAGGATTACAAAATTTACAATTACTGATATAGCATCTATCCGGATCCACGCTAGGCCATACCCTAATAACATGAGGTGTATCGACTCTACCCTCATTAGAGGACGTAGGTGCACCATCTGGAAATCTAGCATTAACCTTAAAGTATACGGCGTTTTTCGGTAATAAATAAGTTTCGAGCGTCATTTGATGAGGCCTATACTCGATAAGGTTTTTATCGGTGTCAAACCAGTAAATTTCGTACCAACGAGTTGTTAAACCGTAAGTTGTTGCTTTATCCATTTTACCAACCTTATAATATTTCATATCGGTATAAGTAGACGGATTATCGGAGTAATTATATCCGAGTTTAAGAAAATCAGTATGATACCATTCGTCAGACTCATTAACTGTTAAACCTGTTGCGTCAAGTTTACCAGAAGTAAAATCACTATAACGGACACAACCTCTGACTGCACCGTCCAAACCGGTACCACTCCACTGATCGAAACCATTCATACGGGTACTAATATTAAATCCGACTGTATCATGAAAATCAATATTTCCAATCTTACATTTATAGGCACCTGTAGAAAAAACAAATGCGTTAACCTGTTCGCCGTAATCACCCTCTGTATATCCTAAATCAGACATTAATCGTCGCTCGCCGTAATAGTGCATATTTTTAACAACAGAGTTTTTACAGGACATATAATACTTATCCTCGATTTGATTTCCCTCATCGTCTGTAACCTTAAACCCGGAGAAAGAAAACATAATATAAGGATTTACAGAATGATCTGGACGACTATCAGTCGTATGACAATAATCATTATCGTCAACATAAATATACGAATTATTAAAGTCAACGGTAAAATCAGTAGGAATATAGCATTGCACACCAGACTTAAACGGTTTAATGTGATATGTGGTTTTAGGGAATACGACACCGTTATAACCGCTTGCGGCGGCCTCATCAATCGCACCGATAATAGCTTTTAAAGTCGCTACAGATGTACCACCTACAAGATGAGAACCGTTATAAATATAACTCTCAGACGGATAAAAGTAATTTTCGTTGACAGTCTCTGTCTCGGAAACCGTAATATCTAACGTACAAGTGATTGTAGTATTAGACGCTTTAGCGGTAATCGTAGCGGATCCGGAACTCTTAGCAATCAGAACACCGTAATAACATTCGATAACGGACGGATCGGAGGAAACATACTCGACATTATAGCTATTTTTGGTAATATCATACGGATAAACCATAGCTTCGATATTATACATATCTCCAACGTTAAGAGACTCGATTGGGTTAAGCCAATAAAGTGCCTCGACATAACTCATATTGTCCTCTACAGCCGGTTCACCTGGATCTACATTAGTAAATGTCCTATTCTCGCCATTAACGGTAATAGTATGCTCGCCTGACTCAATAGGGGTATTGATAAACTCAGGTAATCTTTCGCTTGATTTTACTTGATAAGCGGATGGAGATCCAAAACCAGTCATACCCTGAACGAAAGTCGACGAATTATACCATTGAGTATAATAAAGTAACATGATCTTTTCTCTCAGTTCGATAATTTCATCTTTCGTGAGAGCTCGATCGTAAACGATAAGTCGTTTAATTTTAGGAATATCATCGGTTTTTCCATTGAAAAGTCTAAGATTAGTCAACGCCGGATAATCGGCATAATTGTAATCAAATTCGCCAGGCATCATTTCATTAAATACCACGGAATATTTACTATTTTCCACATCAACCGACATAACGAAAAATACATTATGCAAATCTGTCATTAAAAGAGGATCTTTAGAAATATTCGCACGAGTATAAGCAAGCGGCAATGGTATATTATATTTTGTATTACCGTATTTCATAAATTCCTGTACGGGCAATAAAATTTTTGAAAATGTCGAAAAACCACATGAATAATCAGTTGAATTTTTACCAAAGCGTAACCCGTACATAGTATCATTGTTTCCAAAAATAACATGGGTAGCCTCATCAAAATCTCCTAACAAAACAATTGTACGGCTACCCAAACTCTGACCGTTGATAATATTCGTACATTCCGGCGTACTACCGTACATTGGACTATCTCCAACAAAATAGTCGTCAGTAACAGCAAAACCAGACGTATTGACATTACCTGTAGTATCGACGACCGCGCCATTGATAATTTGGATATCACATAGCAGACCGTTAGTATCAATTTCATAAATACGATTAGGCACTATTTTCCCATTTTCGTCAATTGTAATTTTATACTTATTTCCATCCTGCCCGACAATATATCCAGCTTGTTTTATCTCAGACAATAAATCATCGGATAAATGTTTTTCTTCTATGCTTTTTTCTGGAGTAGTATAATTTTTTAATTCTTCCTTTAGGGAATTAACCTGCTCCGTCATCGCCGTGTAGTCGGCCGGCAGGCTTTTCTTGACTTCTTCTGCGTAGGCGCTGATCTCCTCTTTCATCCGCTCGATGATGTCCGTCTGTTTTTCGACTGGTACAGCGGAATCTACTTCCATTCCTTCCAATACTTTCAGTGTCGCCAACGTTGAAAAGAATTTCTGCCGCAGCTCCGAGCCCTGAATTTTGAAGAGGTAGACTACGAACGCGGTTTTGCCCATGTACTGCACAGCATCGGCGTCTACGAGCCACGAAAACGTGATGGTGCTCCCGCTTGCCTGCATATCTGTGATGTTGTAGTAATTTTTATTTCCTTTGGCGTTTGAGTACAAAATTCTCCCGGAGAATGTGGACATATCGAAGCCGTGGTAGTACCGGTTCATGCCGAATTTGATCTTATTTACATTTTTATCTCCTTCAACTCCAGCCACTACGCCGTTTTTCGGGATAGAAATCACTCTCAGATGTTCGTCAATCCAGAACTGCAGATCATCGTCCGTGACTGGTGTTGCGTACTCTTCCGCATCTTCCAGCATCTCTTCCAGTAATTCGTCTGTTGTGCTCATGTCATTCCTCCTGTTTCACTTCTACCCTGTTTGTTGACAGTTTCATTCCGTCTTTTCCCAGTCCTACTACGTTCACGTACCATTTCTTTCCGTGTAGCACCTCGGTTCTCACGATGCAGCAGTTTCCAGTGATTTTTTCTGAAAAGCATTCTGCAATCTTCGAGTCAATTCGGCGGAACTCTGCCACTTTTACTTTTCCGGCCCACTCCCGGTCAAAATAAAATTTTGCTGTCATATACTGCTCACTGCCCGCCACCAGACCGGAAAAATCCCCCCGCTTTTCGATCTGCTGACCCATAACAGAAAATTCAAGCACTCTCATGATTCTCCTCCTACGCCGTTCGCTTCCAGATATACACTGTGATATATGGCGGCAGATTATTGATCACCTGTGCACGATCCGTCATGGCAGATACCTTATTTACTCTGATATTTCCAACTGACGTCTGTGCAGCCCATGAAGCTGCCGTCATATTCGGCTGCACCGTAGATCCATATGGGCCTCCGTCATCCCCAAAAATCTGATACATTCGCCCTCCATCTGCTCCATTTGTCTCATAATGTTTGTGGTCAATATTGTTTTCAGCCACACCTGCTTTGATTCCTGATTTGTTCCATTTTTTGGTTGTATCATTTTCATCTACGCCGATCAGTGTTCTCCCTTTGGCGTATCTTTCCCATGTTCCCCCGAAAATCTGGTTCGGATCCGCAGTTTCTGTTTCTGTGATCCATATAGATCCGACCGGATGGTTCGCCATCTCGTCGCTGTGCATATATATTTTGTAGGCTTCGTTCTGTGTGTTGTAAGATCCCATCCGAATTTTCCCGTCCGCCATAAAACCTACATACTGCACTGTTGTTCCTTTTTTTGTGATCAGTCCGAATGCATCCGTTCCTCCAGACCATCCGCCCAGATCCGGGTAGAATCCGTCCGAAAATCCTGCATAGCTTTTCAGTTTTGTTTTCAGCCACTCCTCCACAGTTTCCCCTGTGGTTTCTGCTTTCTGGATATTTTTCAAATCGTCCACGGCAATTTTTTTCTCATTTCCGTCTGCGTCGCAAATCGCTACATAATCTGTGCTTTCGACTTTGGCTTTCGTCGGCCACTCAAACATTGTCATGTCCATTTTTTTTCGTCTCCTCTCTATGCCGGTATCCACTGCACCGGGTACACTGTTGCCGTTGGTTCTGGTGTTGGTGTCTCCTCTGTGCCGCCCTGCTTATATCTCAATACATGATCCCATGGCGGTGTGTGGGAATAATAACTTCTTGTGCAGATTTCGGTTCCCGTCTGGTCCCCGGTCTGTCCTCCCACTGCTCCACCGAATTCGTTTTGAGATGCGTGTACAATCTGTCCATTGCCTATATAGGTAGCAACATGATAGCCCTCGCTCAGCAGCACATCGCCGCGTTTCAGACCTGATCCGGAATAGACGTCTACACTCCCGATCACATCCGAAAAGCCACAGCGCAGGAATACCGCCCGCATATCTCCGGTGTAGCTTGCTCCATACGTTTTCACCGGCACGCCGGCTTCCTGCCACGCTGTGATGCAGAACGAGGAACAGTCATAATCTGGCCCCCACCGATACCCCTGATCATACCCATGTGAGTTATCCGCCGCGATATTCAGCATCCAGGCAATCGCCTTTTCAATTTTTTCCACCGAATCATCATCCAACGTCAGATGCGTTTTCCAGTAATTCGCATACTCTTTTCTTTTTGGCTGTACTGCTCCGGCGTGCTGCTCATAATTGAGTTCAAATAATTCTACCAGCGTTTCCAGGCTTTCTCCGGAGTTCCAGAATTCCGCAAATGACATTGATGTGGTTCTTTTCTGCCACTGGATCCCTACGTTTTTTTCGTAGAGGATCCGCTGCAGCTGTCCATTGATGTTCTTGCTCTCGTATCCTTTCGCTGCGGCCCAATTTGTATATTTCGTTGAGGGGGTCCACTGCACCAGCCCAAATCCCAGGTCTGTTCTACTGCTGTCGAGATTCTGCCAGATCCCCGGATTGCAGGTGGATTCCGCGTACATATTGCCCAGCACGGCAAGCGCCGCGTTCTGCGACGCTCCATTTCGGATCATAAAATTATAGATGTACTGCGCATTGTCTGTAGCATTTTCCATGCTCAGATAAGCATTTGAGCTAATTAGTGCCATTTTTCAGTTCCTCCCACGTTCCATCCGATTTCTTGATCCTTCCTCCCGTGATTCTTCCGTTTCGGATAACCAGATAACTTTCGTCAGAGTACACGAGTTTCCCACTCAATCCCGCAGATCCGGAATATCCCTCGTAGATCGCCCCTGCCCTGAACCTGATATAATCATCTTGTGGATTCACCTCGATGAAGGTGTTTCCTTTTCCGATCATTCCCGACCATGTGCTTTTTCCTGTCACAATATCCACATTTTGGAGTGGTGATATCTGGATAACTGGCTTTCCGCTGGATTCTTTTACCAAAATTCTTCCATTCTCCAAAGCAACCGAGCATGGTTTCCCTGCTTCTTTTCCAAAGATTTCCAACAGTGACGCAAAAATTTTTCCGCTGTTCAGATCCAGCTTAAATCCTTGTTCTCCATCTTTATAATTTTGCGACAGCAGCACCCCTGCAATGAGATAATCTGCTAGAAATCCCTGACCCGTCCCAAATGTTTTCCAGTCCCAATCTCTGCCGTCCGGCGTTCTTTCGGATGCGATCAAAAATCCCGTTGTGCCGAGTGCCATCGCTCCGTACAGGTCGCTGTTCTTGTCCAATTCTTCGAAAAGGATTGCTTTTGCCGCCTGTTTTTCCGCATTCTCTGCAGTTGCTTTCAGTCTTGTTTTCATCAGATTAATCATTCCGGTTACCTGATCGCCTTTTACGGTTCCGTCTTTGTTCAGCGCCAGCTCTGCCATTTTCATTGCCGCACTGATCCGATCCAGATAATCGTTCTCCGCGGATCCGAGCGTGACGGTTGTATTTCTTTTCATGATACAGTCCCACACCACGCTCACAGCACGTTCCCTTGTTGATATCTGCAGATCTTTGTTCTCCACTTTCACGTAATCTCCGAGACCGATTTTCACAAGATTCTCCACATCTGCATACTCAATTGTGTTTTCGATGTTGATAAGGTCCACTTCATATGTGATTTCCGGTAGGTCGCATCCTGCCTCAAAATCTGCTTTCGCTTTTTCCCGTAATGCTTTCTGCAGATCTTCCAGTGTTGCGTATCCCGTTTCATCGGTTCTGCAATCCGCCTGTAGCTTCACATCTTCATACTGCGCAACTTTTGTGTAGGCAATCGGATATTTTCCAATATTTGGACTGTCCACATAATAACTATCATCTGGCAACGTGTACCCGTTGTAGCTTTCCGGAATGATTCTGGTAACCACGTTATCCATGTTTACTTTCGCCTTGACGGAGCTCATGTTAAATCCAAGCCGCACTTCTGCTCCGTAATCTCCTCCGGCCCTTTTCTTCATCTGGCACATATAATTCTGGAAAATAGGTTCTCCGCCCCATCTGCTGATAAAACTGTTTTCATCATCAGACAGCAACGCCTCGATCAAGTTCTTCCGGACGTAGTAAGCTGTGTTGATATCCGTGATGTCAGAAACAACGCGATACTTTCCTACACTGATCTTCTCCGCCGCTTCCACACCCGTGCACTGTGTCGGCCGTACGTCTTTCAGATGGGTTTCTCTCGAGGCATCAAAAAAGATGGGCCGCGCCTTTGCGGCGAGTCCACCTGTCTCCTTTTCTGCATCGTACACCCGGAACTGTTCGTTTTCTCCGTATGGAGTCGGCGCTGTGATAACGGATCCGGCTTTTAGGCAATCAATATACAGCGCATCCGCCGCGCACTCGATCGCCATATCCCATTCTCCACTAAGCTGCATCGTCAGTTCGCATTTTGTCGGATGCAGTACACAGTCGCCGTTATTTTCATAATTTTTGTTTTCTGGCTTATAAACCTGTATCATCTTGTCCTCCAACGCGGCGCAACCGAAATCTCAAACGCAGAGTCAAATAAGATCACATTCTCGCCCGGATTCAAATAGAAATCTTCATAATTTCCTCTGATCGCATTGCTCGCATTTCGTCCCTGGCCATTCACTGTGATTTCTTTTTCCGTATCGATGATCAACGTTCCATTGACCTGTGCAAGCAACTCATTTCCGTTGATTCGTCCCCAGCACTCTCCGTGGCCCTCAATTTTGATTTTGGGGCACGAGGTGTCATACTCATTCGTCAGTGTAAAAAACTTTCTTTTTGTGGCTACTTTCTGGCCGTTTTCTGTCAGCACGTATCCTCCGCCGCCTACTTTGTGACCCCAGTATACCGGCATTGGATATGGCTTTTCATATTCATCGCTTCCGCGTACGTACAGATACGGTGAGCAATAGAATGTGATCGTGAATTTTCCCACCCGCAGGCTTTCTCTGCTGTTTTCGCTTAAAACTGCATAATAGGCGCGGTACACAAACACTGGATCGTCATTCAGGATCAGTTCTGCATTTTTCTCCTGCGCCCATCGTTTGATTTCCCGCCATTTTTCATGCCATTTCGATTCCGGGCCGATATAGTTCATCTCGATCGAGATTGTCATCTCCTTGTAACGGCCATTGTCGATATGATAAGCCCCATCTACTCCCGACACTTCCAGAGTTTCGATGTCCCGTTCTGCTGCAGGGATGTTCGGCCTGTTGACCGCAAAAATGCAGAGGTCGGCAGAACTGACCCCTGCAAAAATAACTTCGTAATCGTCAATCATGCAAAGCCTCCTTTCCAGACAGGCTTACTTATCTGCTGTCTGTTCAGCTCTTTGATGGTTAATTTCACGACTTTCTGGTAGATTCTTTCGTCTCCAAGATTAATCACGTTTTCCATCGTCAATCCGAGATCTCCCAGGACCTCAGCAAGTGCTTTTATTAGGTCTGCATTGTTGGCCCGCACTTCTTCATGGACGTATTTTCTCAGTGTTTCAATTGGCGTTACAGCTTCCGGTCCTGCCTCTCCTGCTACGTCGATCGTGTTTCCAGACTGATTAATAACGGTCGGTCTGTTCAGGATCGCGCCTTTCGCGTGCCAATTGACGCTTAACCTCGGGATGCTTCCTTTTACTAGATCGCCGATCGACCATCCCGGCGGTGATATCCGAAAATGTGGCATTTTTATTTTTGGTGTCGGCCATTCGCCGGCAAAAAATCGTTTTACTGCATCTAGTGCATTTTTTACCACGTTTTTGATTTCTTCAAATTTGCTCCAGAATTTATTTTTGACTCCTGTGAGCTTGCCGCCTGTCAGCTTGTCGATCACATCAAATCCCGTGGACCATATTTCCTTCCATGTCTGCCAGCTCGCGGCCAAGATTCCGGTGATTCCGCCTCCGTGTTTTTCGTAGGCATCCTGGATCCGGCCGAGCTTCTCTTCGCCCAGCTCCACGCAGAAATCATAACCGGCGGTCAGTACCGTTTTTAAAATATCAATCCCTTCGAGTACCCCTTCCCGGAATTCGTCGCAGGTTGTCCAGAGTGTAAAAACAGCAATCACAATTGCCGTTATAATTGCGAGGACCGGATTCGCCGCGATGATGCCAAATAGACCCGATAAGCCTTTTGCTATGACCGGAATACCTCCGATTATTTTTGCCCCGCTACTCACCACTGTTCCAAGCACAATAAGCAACGGACCAATAGCAGCCACGATCAGGCCAATCTGTATAATCATCTGTTTTTCCGATTCCGACAACCCGTTAAACCATTCTGTAAATTGCGAAATCTTTTCCGCAATATTTTCGATAATCGGTGTGAGTTCCTCCATCAGTGTTGTTCCAAGGTCTATAGCATCGTTTTTCAGCTCATTCGTCGCCTTTTTAATCTTTGTGGAGTTTGTGTCCAGTTTTTCAAATGCCGTATTTGTCGCGCCTGCACTATTCTGCATCTGTTCCAAAACGCCATTAAAATTCTCAGCGCTGTCTCCCAGCAGGATCATACCTGCTTTTCCGGCCTCCGAACTGCTCCACATATCGCCAAACGATTTGTTGTTTTCCGTCGCCGCATCGCTGATTATTTTCAGGACATCAGACAATGACATTCCGCTGTCCATCAATTCCTTAAATGTCTTTCCCGTCTTTTCTTTCAGGGTTTCCGATACGTTCGTTCCTGATTTTCCAAGCTCATTCAGCATACCGTTCATGTACGTTGTGCTTTCCGCTGTTGCAACACCATTTGCCGTCATGATAGCGTATCCTGCGCACAGCTCGTCCAGGCTTACTCCGTAGGCGTTTGCTGTCGGGATTACTTTTCCCATTGATGAGGCAAGATCCGCAACTGTTGTTTTGCCCAAATTCTGTGTCTGAATCAGCATATCAGAAACATTCGTTACTTCAGATGCTTTCAATCCATACGCATTCATGATGGTTGTAAGCACATCCAGCGCCGCTCCGGCATCCGCGAAACCTGCTTTTGCCAGTTTTGTTGAGTTCGAAACGAAATTGACTGCATCGCCCGTTTTTTGTCCTGCCGAGATAGAATCATAGATATTCTGTGCAATCTCTTCTGATGAGATTCCTGTCTGATTGGACAGATTCAGAATCGCCTTCTGCATTTCGTCCATCGGGACTTCTGTGGCATCCGCAATTGTCGAAACTTTTGCCATTGAATCCTCAAAATCCATAGCCATTTTTGCAGATGCCGCTCCGGCCGCAAGAATCGGCGCTGTCACCGTTTTTGTCATTCCGCTTCCCGCGTTCTTGACTTTTTCTCCTGCTTTCTGGACTTTTTCGGTGTATTCTTCAATGGATGCTTTCCCGAATTTCAGCTGCTCATTGACTTCTTTCAGCCGGCTCTTGTACTCATTCAGCGATACCTCCGCCTCATTGAGTGCGGCTTTCTTTTCTTCGATCGCCTTTTTGTTGTCGCCCTCGGCATTTTCTAGTAGTTTCAGTTCGTCTTTCACGAGGCCTACTTTTTTCTGGTAGTTCTCGCTTTGCTCTGTCAGATACTTCTGCTCATCCTTTAATTTTTTTGCTGATGATGTGTTCTTGTCCCACTGGCTCTTCACCAGTTTGAATGAGGATTCATTTTTTTTCGCTGACTCGTCCAACGTGTCGATGGAGTCATCAAGTTTTTTCATGTTCTCTTCCAGTGCTGCAGATCCACTTTCGATTTCTTGATTAACTTCTTTCAGTCGGCTCTTGTATTCGTTCAGCGACGCTTCCGTTTCATTGAGCGCAGCTTTTTTTTCCTCGATCGCCTTTTTGTTATCTCCCTCGGCATTTTCCAACAGTTTCAGCTCTTCTTTTATAAGGCTTACTTTTTTCTGATAGGTTTCTCCCTGCTCCGTCAGGTATTTCTGTTCATCTTTTAATTTTTCTGCAGATGAGGTATTTTCGTCCCACTGACTTTTCATCAGCTTGAATGAGGATTCATTCTTTTTTGCTGACGCATCCAGCGTGCTGATAGAGTCATCGAGTTTTTTCATGTTCTCTTTCAGGACCGCGGAACCGCTCTTGATTTCTTGATTTACCTCTTTTAAGCCTTTTTCATACTGAGCAAGTGTCGTTTCCGCCTGGGAAAGCTGCTTTTTCTTCTGTGAGATCGCTTTCTCGTTTTTGTTCTCTGCTTCCTCCAGCTCAGAAAGCTCTCTTCTCAGGACCTCCACTTTTTCGTTGTATGTCTCGGTCTGCTTCTGCAAATACTTCTGTCTGTCGGTCAGCTTCTCCATGGCCGTCGTGCTGTCGTCCCAGGCGATTTTCGCGCGTTTAAACTCTTCCCGGTTACCCTGTACGGCTTCCGAAATCTGTTTCAGGCTTTTCTGAAAATCTACCGTACCGTCCGTTTTGAACGATAAACCGACCCGCTTCATATCATCCGCCATACAGCTCACCTACTTTCTTTCTCTCCCAAAATTTTTCATACATTTCGTTAAAAAAGATGGGGTCGCACTTAAAAAATTCTTCCTCGCTCATCCCCATCTCCGCGGCGCAGATCCGGTATTCCGCCCAGTCTACGTCAAGCCCTTCGCCATCTGCTGGCGTGCTCGTTTTTTTTTAGCATACTCGTCACATCTGGCCGAAAATCCCTCCAGCAGCACGCGGATCTGTTCATCGTCCATCGGCACCAGCTGCAGTGCCTCGTCAAACGTCACCGTTTTTCCGTTGCTTCGCAGGATTGCGTACACGGACGCGGCCGCAAGATCCATTTTTTCCGGATCTGTCAGTTTTTCCTGCTTCTTTTTGGCCAGCTTGTAAAATTTCGGCATTTTCTGCAGATAATAGAGTGTGCCAAAATTAACATTGACGGGCAGCCGGGTGCCGTCCGTCAAATCTACAATATAATCTTTCATGTTTCTCCTTATCCGGCTACTGCCGTTGTCAGATCGTCATCCTTGAGGATTGGTTTCGAGAAGAACTTTTCTTCTGTCAGCCCCTCCGGGAATGCTTTCATGCTGGAATCCAGCGATACTTTAATATTTTCTTTTGCGTCGAATGGGTACGCAACGATCGTTACTGTATCTGTCTGCACGGAAAACGTTTCCTCACCTGTTGCCGCATCATCTGTGTTTGCTGTGAGCTTACATTTCGGATACCAATCATATCTCTCTGAGCCGTCCTTGTTTTTGACCACTTTTCCATACGCAAAAAACGGACGAATGCTCTTTCCTCCGGACAGAATGAGGCCGTTTTTCGTCACCTCATCCCCTCTCGCTTTTGCAAGCGTATCTGCCGGGAACGCCACTACCTCAACTTCGATGTTCGTTGATGGCTGGCGGGTGTCTGTATCGTAGATTTTCCCGGAAGCATATACGTCCGTTGTCCCTGTGTTCTCTGTTACTTTTACGCTTTTTACAACTTCGGTTTTCTCCACGCTTTCCTCAAACGTTTCTGTCCACTGTCCATTTTCGTCCGGCGTATTGAAACACACATACTGTGCTCCCACTGTTTCTTTCAGCGGTGGTTTTCTCGTTTTGATTGACATATTTTTTTCCTTTCTACCTGAACAATCTCTGCAGTATCAGGTTATAATATTTATTTGAATCTTTTTTGAACAATCCGCGCAGATGCGGCTGTGCATTCATTTTTCGTGTTCCAGCTTCTACCATTGGACCGTAATATTTTCCCCATCCCACTTCAATTTCTCCGTTTTTTCCTTTTCTGGCCGAAACGGTGTCCAGCAGATGGGCGTATCCAGACTTTCGAATCTGTGATCTCGGTTTTGGCAGCGCCCGCACATCTCTGGCCAGCTGCTCCGCGCCATCCATCATGGCTGCTTCAATTCTGCTCTGTTCGAATTTCTCCTGATATTCCTGAATGATCTTCTGAAATTCGTTCATGCCGGCAGAATAGAAATCGTCCTCATTCATACTGTTACCTCAACGGAAAAATAAGAATGAAAGACCTTATCTTCCTGCACGTACTCGTGATAGATGGTAGGATGGAGCCCGACTTTTCTGAGTTTTTCTCTCAGTTCTATCAATTTTTCGTTCCGCGGCGTTCTGGAATAGAAGCTGATCTGGTATGTCTCCACATTTTCATATTGTTCTCCAGATGCCAGCACGTCCTCCCAAATGTAGTCCCAATAGACCACTCGCGGATATTTGTTTGTGTTTTCCTGGCTTGCAATTCCCTCATTGACCGGGATCCGGAGTGAGTGGAGCAAATCGCTTAATTCCTGTTTTGTCATGTGATCACCTCAATCGTTCGATCTGGCCGCACCAGTGTGAGCTCTGTTTCCGGGAATCCGTCCTTGTTGATGATGTGCGCTGCATTATAGACTCTGTGCTGTGTTCCCTCAATGATACACACACAGTCACTGTCAATTTTCTTGTACTGCGGAATCCGAATTTTCATCGTGATTTCCCGGCCGCTCTGGCTCAGTGCGTATCGGGTATGGTCATACACAGAAATCTCGTTGTACCAGATCGTCATATGCTGATTTTCCAAAATATCTTCCGGAAAATCTTTGGTTTCGTCTGTTTTGATTCTATAGAGTTCAAAGCATCCGCTTGTGTACACCGGCAGGCTCATGACGGCACCTCGCTTTCCAGCTGCCATGATAAGATAATTGCAGCATAGTTCTGCTCCCATTCGTACGTTTTATGATTGTATGCATAGTACACATAATTTTTCAGCAGACTCCGAAACGTATCATCCGTTTCCAGGTTTCTTCCCGGATTGAGCGTATCAAGACGGTGTTTTCCTTCTTTCAAATACCGAAGCAGCGACTCATCCGGGAAATACGGCGGAATCTGAAATTCCTGCCGCACTTCCTCGATCATTTCTTCCAACATTCCGCCTTACCTCCTTATTCCGCTGTTGGCTCTGCTTACTGCTCTGCCGCCTGCGTGTTTGTCTGCGGAACGGTTACCTGCTGGACCGGCAGCACGTACTCTTCCAGTTTCGTTACGTCGAATACTACAGCACAGTCATCATCCACCGCACGACCGTTCGCATGGCATTTTCCGATGATGACGTCTGCATCATCCATTGCTTTTGTCTGATCGTAAGTGTTCAGCTCCACGCCAGATGCTCCCATCGTGTAGACACCTGCCATGGTAAAAATGCCTTTTCCTTTCGGTACATTCGCATCCGGAATCTTTTCGAGGCTCATAAACGAGGTGTTTCTGTATCCTCCCGTGAGACTTTCTCCATACAGCGCCGGGTCCACATATTCCGCCTCATCGCTCGGATTGCACAGTAAATACAGCGTTCCGATTTCTCTCTCTCCGTCTTTGCTCAGTGTCTTTCTTACTGGAGCAAGTCCTTTCGGGCTGAATTTGATTACCGTGTTCATTACCGTTTTCGCCTGCGCGGTTCCGTCCGTTTTGAAGCTCGCGATCTTATTCATGATTCCTACAGGACCCGTTTTTCCGTTTCCATCCAGATATCCTTTTACCAGGCCGTCCTGCATTGCCTCCGCAAGAATTGCCGTAAAATATTTGTCCACAAATGGCAGCGCAAGATCCCGAATTGCTTTCGGAATCACAAGATATACTGTCAGTTTTTTCACTTCCAGGTCAAGAGTTTCAAAACTTGCGTTCAGCTCTCCTTTGATGGCATCTGTTAAGTCCCCCCATACTGCAGTCCCGGAATGTTCACCAACCAGCCATTTCTTCACATTTGCCGGGGCAAATTTTACCAGGCTCAGAATTTTACTTTCCTTTTTCACATCATCCAGCGTTCTGTCGATGATTTCATCCGGAATAATGTCGATCTGCTTCGCAGTGATCGCCTGTTTCACATCTTTCAGCCCCTCGTAGAACTGTTTTTCCTTGTCTGACAGATTGTGAAGATTCAGGCGTTTTCTGTATTCCTCATCGTGAGCCGCGCGGGCGTTCTGCTCCACCAGCTGATTGATGAGTTCTTTGTTTTTCTCCTCCACGATCATAGTTGCAGCCTGATAGATCGCCTCTACCTTATCGTCTGCATCTTCCATCATCTTCATTACTTTCTGTTTCAGCTCTGCCTCTGTGATTTTATCGATGTTCATTTTTTTCTCCTTTCTGAAAGAAAGCGTCAAATCCGCTTTTCTGTTTTTGCGCCGGCGCAACGGCCCGCATGAACTTTTTAACCTCCGCATCCAGGAATGTGCGATTGTTCAGCTGTTTGATCAGCTGTTCATTTTCTGCGAGAAGCTGTTCTGTCCGCGGCTCCTCCTTCTGCTCCACGCCGATTTTATCAATCAGTCCGCACTCCAAGGCTTTCTGCGGCGTGAGCACGGTCTCTGCATCCATCATGGCTCTCAGTTCTGCCTCATCGATGGTCGCACGGCGCATCATCAGCTGCACACAGGATTCCATACACACGTCCAGCTTGTCCGCCTCTTCCCGGAGCTGTTTTGCATTTCCTGTGACGCTGGCCCACATGTTGTGGATAATCGCGCTTGTGCCGTACCCCATGATTCGCTCATCGCACCCCTGCAGAATTGTAAACGCGATTGAATGGCATACGCCGTCCACGATTCCCACTTTGTGTGCCTTGCTCTCCTGCAGCAGGTTGTAGATGGCCGTTCCTTCCGAAACCGATCCGCCGTAGGAATTAATATGCAGTTCAATTTCTTCCCCATCCGGCACCGCTTCCAGGAGCTTCTGGAAATGTGCCGCGGATGTCTCCGACTCGTCATAGTCCCAGGTTTCCCAGTTCCACTCTCCATATTTCGAGATATCGTCATACAGGAATATCTTGTGCACGTTGCCATCCACCTGCTGGTAGTAATGCATCTCTTTTCTTTTCATGGTTTTCTCCTTCCCTTGTTATTTGCTGTTTCACCCATCAGCTGGGAGATTTACTCTGTGTTTCCCGTGACCGCGCTTTCGTCCGCGGTATAGTTCTTTGTCACCATGCGGCTTCGGCTGAATTCTGTATTCAGTGCTTCCCAGCCGATGGATTCCCGCAGTTCATCCAGGTTGAAGCCGATGCTCCGCAGGGTACTCATGCCGGTTGCGCACTCGATCAGGTCGCGGTGCTTGAATCTTGACAGATCCACCCAAATTTTCTCGTCTTTTTCATAACTTTCTTTTCCGACAAGTTTTGCGTTGAATGAATCGTTCAGAATTTCGGCAATCGGTGAAACTGCGTAGGTGATGAACTCGTTTGTGCTGTCCGCTTTTTCTGTGATTTCTCCCAGGAATACCGCCATTGGGATGTTAAATGCCATTGCGGTGTCCTTAAAAATTTCTTTCGCAAACTTTACAACGTCCTCACTTGCCCCTCCGGCCTTAATTTCAATCTGGTTGATATCAATTCCGGCGCTCGTGATGATAGTTGACGGTTCATCACTCAGCAACGTCTCCTGCAGCTTCTCTTTGTATTGATCTTTTGTCAGCGTTTTCACGTTTCCATTCTCATCTTTTGTCGCAATGATGGAATTTGTCGCGTCAAAATGGAGCTTGAATTTCGGCGTATTAACATACGTCTGCATCGTGCAGACCGCGTTCGCCAGCTTATTGTACTTTTTCGCAATATTCCCAAGGTGTGCACTGAGCCGGTCATTTCGCAGCCGCAAGTGCAGCACCTGATCCGCCGTCAGGTACATGTCCAGCGTCATCGTTCTTCCGTTGCAGCTGATCGTGATATCGCTGTAGATCTGCGGTAAGATTACACTGTCATTCAGTGTCCAGGAATCCGCAAGAAAGTATTGCTCACCCACTCTGCAGATTAACGCTTCTTTTTTCGTCAGCAGTTTGTGGATCGCCGCACGCCAGAAATCCGTTCCGGTTTCATTGGCATTCGGTCGCACATTCAGCCGCCAATAGACGTCATCTTTTGCCCGTCTTGTTCCTTTTTTGTCTTTCCTCTGGACTACAATTTCCGATTTTGCAATCGCATCCGCAATCATACCAATTGCTTTCTCTTTTGCGAACTCATACAACTGCAGCTGCTGTGTGGTCGATGTTATGATTTCGAGCAGAGACTCTTCTTTTTCTGCTCTTTTGAAAAACCAATCAAACATAGATAACCGTCTCCTTTATCTCATCCTTCGAAAACATCGCCGCCACGAAAGCCATAAATCCATCGTTTTTCCTTAACTTCGGTTCTATTTTTCCGTACATCTTGTTTCCGTATTTGTCCGTGCTCACTTTCGTATTGTTTGTATACCATCGCATGATGGAGGACGGACCATAATTTATTTTTCCTTCTGCAAACAGCCTTTCAATCTCCGGAGCAATGATGGCACACGCCGATCCGATTCTTCGCACCAGTCTTACCAGTCCCGCCGGATTCTGTTTGCTTTCGATCGTTATTCCAGCTTCTTCGAATTTTGCTTTAAACATCTGGTAGCGGTAGGTGTCCATTGTGATCTTCTGCACAACATATTCATTCATCTTCTCAACACACCATCGAATGATGGCGTCAATCGGGATCGTCGGACCATCCACCACCTCAAAGTCCTCAAATTCCGGCTGTCCAAAATTGTTCAGCGGAAATTTGATTTTCTCCAAAAACGGTGAATCTTTGCAGATCCATGTGTGCTGCCGCCAGATGAACTCCTCTCCGTCCTGCGTCAGCACTCCGGCCGATGCAAAGTCTCGAATGTCGGCATAGTCCAACGCCAGAATCGCAAGTTTGCCTTTCGTGTCCGCTGTTTTTCTCGGTGTTTTCCGTTCGATATCGTCATAACAGCACCGCAGAATGTTGTTCCATGATGTTACGGTTTCTTCTTCATTTCGCGCCGGCAGATTGAACCGTTTGGTCATCAACTCCGGAAGTTTGCTCGGAAGCTTCTGTGCTTCCAGATAATCTTTCATGATCTGCGTTTCCAAAATTGGCATATATTCCAGCGACGGATTGGCCTTGTGCCAGGCTTCCGGAAGATCTTTTTCTTCTTTCGCATCCAGCTTGCAGACGAACGGAAAATATCCGAGCGGATTTTCACCCGTCCTCAGAATCTCTTCTATCATCGTCAGAATTTCATCCAGCGGGCCATCCCTTACATATCCGTTTGTGGTGATGATAAATTCCCGCGGATGCTTTACTTTTCCAAGTGCGCTTTCGAATACATTGATCTGCTCGTAATTCTCGTAGGCGTGTATCTCATTCAGAATCAGGCATCCAGGCCGTTTTCCATCTTTTGTCTCTGCCCGGCTCGTGTTGTATTTCAACTCCGATCCGGTCTTGAGATTCGTGATCAGCTCTTTTGTGACGCTGAATTTTCCCTTGAACTTTTTCTTTTTGCATACGTTGTAAGCAACCTTGAAAGTTTCGTTCGCCTGATCTTCCGAATTCGCCACGATTTCCACATGATAATTTTCAACGCCATACAATGGAGTTTGAAAAAAGTTCGCCAATGGTACGATAAATCCATCCTTCCCATTTCCTCTGCCCATCATCACGATGAATTTTTGAAATAGCGGCATATCGCTCACGTACATAAATGCGAACGCATAGATAAATTTCTGATACGGAAAAAGCGGATAATAATTATTCTCGCAATACTGCAGACATTTTCTGTAGGTTTCTTCGTCAAAAAAAACATCGTCTCTCTTCAACGTTGGGAGTACGATGTTCTTGATCAGCAGCTGTCTTTCTTTGTTGATCCATTCCGGATGGGCTTTCGCGTAGGCAAGATAGTCGTCAATTTCTTTACAGGTAACCATCTGCCTCGGACTCATTCGAGATCTGGTCTCTCAGACCAAGATCACTCAAAATTTTTAACATAATCGCCGTGGTTTTCTGCAGATTTTGCACAGATTCATTTGTTTTTTCCACCATAATTCCGTTCCCATTCATGGCTTCATAACGGATTCCACGCTTTTTGATATCCTGGATCAGATCCTTTTTCAACTTCCAGTAATGCATATAATCTTCTACCAGATCTCCGTAAAAATCCGCTGTTTTTCCCTGTAATCTCAACTGCTCCAGCAGCGACTCCTTAACATCTTTCTGTGACATCTGCTCACCACCCTTCTGTTTTTTTCCACTTCACCCGAACCGGTTACCCCCACCCCTTTCACGCGAGAATCTGAAAAATCTGAACAGTCATGCCCCTTCCTACCCGTTCTACCCCGGCCAAAAATCGCCGAGAATTACCCCGGGGGGATGGTCACCACTGCTCCGGCGCGATCACTCTGCGCTTCGGAATGAATTTCCGTTCGACATGTCTGCCATGCCTCTCATTGTGGCACTGTGTGCACAGGCTCACCAGGTTCTCATCATCCAGCGCCAGCTCCGGATGCTCTTTCAGCTCCATGATATGATGGACCTGTGTTGCCCTCCGGATCTTTGCATCCATCGCCGGCAGCCTCACATCTTTTTCTTTTGCTTCCTGCAGTCTCTTTCTGCAGTCCTGGCATTCGTACTGATCTCTTCGCAGAATGGCCAGGCGTTTGTGTTTCCACTTTTCGGAATTGTAGAATTCCTTTGCTTCTTTATCTGTCATGTTTCCCCCATAAGAAAATCCCCACATTTCTGCAGGGATTTTCTTCGACAAGGTGTGATCGATTTTTGAACTGGAAGAGAACCGGTTTTCCTTTTCCCGTTTCTCTTCTTTTACACTATATCACATGTGTTGTGTTCCATTCTATTCCATTTTGAAATTATCCAATGCTCTTCCATGGATTCTATGTACTTGCGTCCAGCCGTATCCCATACGCTCTGCAATCTGCTCCCACCGGAGCCAATGGATGTATCGCAATCTCAACACAGTCTTTTCTGTCTCATCCTGCATCTGTTCGATTTTCTGCGTGATCTCTCTCCGGATGCAGATCCGCTTCTCCATCTGTTCTTTCAGATCCGCCAGCAATCCGTCCAACTGCGCCGCATATTCCGACATATCTCCACAACTGCTCCCGTGCGGCATCCCGTCCTGAATCAGCATGGGGTACATCTTATTCATTCTCAACTCATCAATTTCCTGCTGGATCGCCTTTTCCGCAAGCATTGCACTGTGATATCTTTTGAGATATTCCTTTTTCTTTTCGTTCTCATCTCTGTTCTGCTCCATCGGTCTCACCTCCTCTTACCATTTGGCTTTTACCACAATCCTATTAGCTTCACTTCCGGAACCGGCACGTCTTTTTCTCGTAATTTGTCACTGATCATTTTTAATATTTTTGCCTGCTCCCATACATACGCATATCCGAACCGGTTATCATCCGTGTACCGCCACGCACTATTTCTCGTTATTCCTATTGTTTCTTTTTCGTTAATCAATATTTTGATTACATTTGCCAGTGTTTTTCCCGTTCTTCTCCCTTCGACCGGCCACGCAGGAATCTCTGATAATGCGTACTGTTTCTGTCTCTGATCAAGCTTAATATCCAGCGCCGCCTGTATCAGTTTCAACATAGCCAGTTTTCTTCTCCATTCATCTACGTCATCCAGCCTCAGCAGCATTTCCCGGACTATATCTTTCATTCTTTCTTCCGTTCCACCTTCTTCTGTGCAAAATCCCCTTTCTGTTTTCTGTTTTGTTTTCGTATTTTCAAGCGTCAACACCATGCTTTCCTGCTCCCTCCATGATGTTCTCAACTCCGCAGATATTTCCGGCTTATCTGCAATTTCTTCCTGAATTGCTTCCCAAATTCCCATAGTCCATATTCCTTTCTATTTTTGTATGCTCATTGCAGCTTGAATCATCTGCATTGCCAAAATAAAATCCAACATTCCTAGGATCTGATCTTCTTTTGACGGAACGTATTCCTTATTTCTGTCACGATCCGCAATCGTCACAGTCCTTTTTAATCCCAAACCCACTTCTATTACCGCAAAAATTATCATAAGCGTTTTTGCAACTGCTCGCATCTTATTCCTCCCATTTCAGTCGTTGGCCGCAGTACGGGCAGTAGTTCTGAGTCTCAAATACATCACATCCGCAGTTTTCGCACTCGTAAGCCGTAATTCCGTTCCAATCCTGCATTTCCTTCGGTTCCGTCGGAGTATTCTTTTCTGCCGCTTTTACTGCCTGATCCGGATTCATGCCGGAATCCTCGTAGTCTTTCAATTTGCACAGAGCACCGTAGATCTTTTCGCTTACCGTTTTTGTGATTTTATGCCCAGTCCGAAGCTGCTCCCAACTTACACCTCTCAGGTGCCATAATCCTGTTTTACTCTTTTCTGTTAGTCTTACCATGTTTCTCACTCCATTCTCTTAAGTATTCCATCTGTTCTTCATCCTCCCGCGGATCCTTTGTGTGTTCTGGCCGGTTCAGTAGCCACGCGGCGCCGCCTAACATAACCGCGCACAGCGCCAAAATCCCAATAATCGTTTCCATTTTCTCTTATCCTTTCTTCAAAATTTCGATTCTTACCCGATCCCATTCTTCCATCAGTTCCGGCGGATAATTATTTCCCTTTTCAATATTCCTTTTCCTTCTGCATATTCCGTTATCTCTTGCTACTCTTCCAACTGTAGCTTCTGTCACTCCGGTTCTGGCCGTGATTGCTTTGTATTTTTCCCCTTTCTGCAACATTTCCAGAATCAAGTTTTCCATTTCTTCCGGTATTTTTTTCATTCTCTTCTCTCTCCTGGCAGTGTTCGCACTTCCGTCGCGAACTTACCAATGTCCCTTTTATTTTGTGCGCTTTTGGGCATCCCGGATTAACATACACTGCGTATGTTCCTACGCTCTGCACGTGCTTACATTTTTCGTAATCTTCCATTTTTTTCTTCCTCACAGATAATTTTTCCCGAAGATCTCCCGGAAACTTAATCCCGGGAAATGCTCTTCGAATGCTTTTTGTCCTTTCGTCTGCAGATACCGGTTGGCTTCTCCCGCCGGATCCTGATGTACCGCTCTCGCTGATGTCCTGTGACACTCCGGGCAGATGTAAACTTTCAGGCCATATTCCTCTGACAGATGCCGATTCGGGCCGCCAAAGATATGATGTTCCTCTAGCACCTGTTTCCAGCTATAATCCCCCCCTTTGGCGCAAAGATAGCAAATCCGGCTCTCCTTGTTCTGCAGCAGGCTCTCTCTGTGCTTCTTTCTCTTTTTCTCCTTTCGTGGTTTTTGGTACATCATTCCTCTGGCACCTCCGGCGTGATATCTGCTCCTGCCAGATTTTTCAGGACTTTGATATTCTTGTCGTCTGTCCGGAAATGTGCTCTCAGCTTGCAGACGTTGTTTTTCCACAGGATTCCTCTGAACGGATTGAAAAGCGGCTCCGTGACTGTATATTCTCCCTTATCCTCTTCTATCATTGCATTATTGATGATCGAAACAAACACGTTGTTGACCGGATAGATCTGGCCGGTCAGTTCGTCCTGCAGGAGTCTCTGGGCAGTTCCCTGTGTTCCGATCAGAATTACATCTGTGATGGTCAGTGTGTTTGTTCCGAATCCATCCTCGTTTATTGCCATCGGCATCTCAATCTCAATCTGATTTCCCTCTTTCGTTGCCTTGAACCGTTCTCCCGGCCTCGGCAGCTCTCCAATCAGCGTGATGATGTCTCCCATCGTTTTTTTTGGAATAAAATCCTTGTTTACACTCACCTCCCAGTATGATCCGGCCAGATACAGCCAGTCATTTCCTTGTGCATCTTGCGTCCTGGCTACCACAAGACCTGTCTTGTATGCCTTTTTCATTAGATTATTTAGCACGCTCGTTGATAAAAACATTGTTGTACCTCCTTTTCCTCTTCAATCGTTAAAAATTAAAATTGTGTTACCACAGCTTATTCATTAAGTTCTCGCTAAATATTTTTTCTTTCAGCCTATAATATCTTGGATTGTCTTCTTCTAGTTGTCCTAAAACAGCATCTGTACAACGTTTGAGCTTTTTGTTATTAACAGTCATGTCTGGAGTATTAATCTGCCATGTAACGCCAGCTTTTGAAAAGCATATGTAAACATTCAAATACCATTGATATTTTCCAAATTCGTCTACACATTCTTTTTTATATTCATATACTTTCTTTTTGCATAAAATTTTTGCCATTCAATCCCCCTATCTGAACGGAATGTTGTCCTCAACGTCGTCTGGAATATTCATAAATCCACTATCATCTGTCTCTGGTTCTGTCTTTCTTTTTGGTTGCCTGTCCGTGCTGGTGCTCTTGCTCTCTGCGAACTCTTGCTCCTCCACAACCACATCTGTCGTGTAGACCTTCTGCCCGTCTCGGTTTGTATAGCTTCCGGTCTGAATCCGGCCGGTGATGGCGATCTTGATTCCCTGCTGCAGATATTTCTCCGCAAATTCCGCCTGCCGGCCAAACGCCACGCATCCGATGAAGTCCGCAGTCGCTCCTCCCTCTTTCTGAAATCGGCGATCCACTGCCAACGTATAGCGCGCCACCGCACTCTGCTCCGGTCCCTGTGTCCAGCGGACGTCCGGATCTCTTGTCAATCTTCCCATCAGTATCACTTTATTCATTTCTTTTCCCCTTTCTTTATTACCTTTGTATTTTTGATCCGGAACGCTCTTTGCGCTCCCGGCTCCGCATCTGTCTCAAGGATTCCATCGGCTACGAGCTCATCCATGTGTTTTTTCACCGTTTTTGCAGATATGCTCAGTTCGTCCGCTATCTCTTTGTAGCTCGGCGGATATACATGTTTCGAAATGTATCTGGCGATATATCGGTATATTTCTTCCTTGATCGCCGTACCCTCTCTTCTACAATACATTCACGTCCTCCATTCCATATCCCCGCTCATCGACCTTGCCTTTCAGCCATTCATAGAGACCCTCTCTGTTTCCCAGGATCTCTGCTGTCAGATTTTTATGCAGGTATTCCGCCACGCCCCACGCGGTCAGCGTATCCAGATACTCTTTTCGCTGCATCGTCTTTCCCAGTACATCAATGCTCTCCGTTCCCGGGTAATCCTCTGGAATATTCATTTGCCCCGGCAGCTGCTCCTCTGTCTCGGTTTGTGCGGTTTCCGTTGCGTTTTGTATGATTTCCATTGCGTTTTGCGTGCTTTCCGCTCCGTTTTCCGCAATTTCCGGCTCACTTTGCACTTTTTCTTCTGGTTTCCGCGGTTCTTCTGATTGCGGTGCCTCATTTTTCTTTTGCGCTGCATTTTGGGACGTCTCTTTTTCTGGCTTTTTCGGTGTCTCCAAAACCGGCTCCGCTTCTGTATTTACAGGGCTTTCCGGCTTTTTAATTTGCGCCGGCGCAATTGGGTTTTTCTCAGCTTTTTCCTGTGTTTCTGTTTTGGGATGTTCTTCTTCCTGCACTCTCTGGCTCCATTCCGCGCTTTCGAAGATTTTCTTTGTGATCGCGAAGAACTCCGCCCAACTCATTTTCTGTGGCTGCTTCCCGAACTGCTTAATCTGGATGTCATTCTCGTACATCGCCATATAGTACAGCCCTGCACGGAACGTTTTAACCCCCGCCGGGTTGACGATCTCAACCATTTTCTCCGACTCGCCGTCCGCATAGGCCTCGCTCTGCTCCAACTGTTTTGCAATCGCCGCATTGGCTTCGAAGAATTTCCACACCAGCTTTTCCAGTGAGTCCGCGGCTTCCGGTTCCGGCGTCTCCTTATTGAAGTGTTTCAGCTCCCGAATATCTGCCTTTGGCATCTCCGGCCGGATCATTTCCATGTCTGCATCCGGCAGGGAAAGCATCTCGGAGAGCTTGCTGCTCCCCATCTGCGCATATTCCGGCCGCAGGCGGTCCGAATAACCGTCGATGCTGAATTTTCGGTTGATGCTCATGAATCTCGAGATCGTCGATGCGCTCAATCCGTATTCTGCTTTAGCGAATTCTGTCACTGTCTCATAGCCATCATTTTTATATAGTTTCTGCTCCTCGATCTTCCGGAGCGTGTAACCGATCCGCACAAAACTCTCCTGCACGCCGATCAAGTCCCGCTTAAGGCTCTCTTTCATCGCAAGCCAGTCATCCAGGGTTAATTGTGTATATTCTTCCATACCTACCTCCTATGCTGTCATTGTCATCATTTCACTGGTTTCTTCCTGCAGAGTTCCGCTTTTCAGCTTTTCCAGATAATTATCCAGCCAGCTCTGATTTTTTTCTTTATCCGGCTTTGTATCCCTTTCTCCATACCACTGTACTATTCTCTTTTGTTCCGGATTGATTTCGATGGTGATGTACGGTGTTTCTGGTTCTTTTTGTAATCGCATCATCAGGATATAGCTTTTCCCCTCGTTGTGTTTGCTCAGATAGTTGTCGCCCCCGACGCAATGATGGAGAATCCTTCCTTCCATCACGATCTCCGCCGCTGATCGGGCCGGCCGAATGACATACATTGCATCTTCGTAGTAGTATTCTTTTCGCAGGTTCCTGTACTGCTTCTTGATGTTCGGATATTTTTCTTCTGTCTCCCTCAGTCGTTTCTCGACTTCTTCCCGATTTGTCTCCGCAGTCATCTGTGCATGAGCTTCGTCTAAATTTCTTGGCTGCTGGTATACAGAGTTATTCAAGTCATATCCCCGTCTTTCTCGCATTGCCAAATAGTCCAGATACATGATGGCCGTATTTTGTATCTCGTTCATTGCCCTTCCGCAGTTTGTTCCGTAAGCGCATCCGGCATATTTTCCGACACGGTTTAGTAATTTTTGAATTGTCATGTATTTCATAGCCAGCGCAACGTGTGCGATATCCAGCCCTGTTTCTGCCAGATGATCCACCTGTTCTTCCGTCCAGTGCTGATTGAGGCTCTTTTCGATCTGCAGAACTCTCAGGAGGCGCAGATTTCCTTTCCCTTCGATCAGCTTTTTCACACGCTCTGCTCGAATTCCCAGAAAAGAGTCCAGTCTTTTCGTGGATGCATCCACAATAATTCCAACGCGCCCATCATTGATTGCTTCTGCTGTCTCATTCAATCCCATTTTCGCAAGCATCTCCATCTGCGGCGTTTTCTGGTATGTCTGCAGATACCTGATCGGATTTACTTCTTTCACCTGCGCCGCATATTCCTTTAGACCGCTGTACCGGAATATTGTATTTTTCAGCTCCTCGTAGGTTTCCGACATAATCGGCGCCGCTTTGATGTCAATGTTTGCAAGTCCATATAGATTGCAGTCGTCCCAAAAGTCTTCATTCCGGTACAAGTCGTGTTTATGATAGTCAATCTGCACCTTTTTCCCTGGCTCAAAGTAGGCTCTTGCCACCTCTACGCCGGAAAGTTCTTCTGCGGCATTGTACATCTCTGGTCCATCGTTCCCCTCGATGAAGCCCAGTGTCCATGCTTTCTCAATCTCCACGTACCGCAGCACTGCTCCATCTTCTTTGTATCGCTGTCCCAGGAACAGATGGATTTTCTTACTGTATTCACCCTTTATTTTTCCCTGGCACTTGTACGTTCCAACCGCGCCGCACATCGGGCATTTTCCGCTTTTTCCTTCTCGCGGCTCTTCGGTATGCTTCTGAAATTGGCTCTCGTAGGATATGCCATCTCTCCACCGCGCATCCGTTACGCCGCCGCACTTGCTGCAGGCTATTTTCACCCAGCTTCCGTGTTTTTTATAATACAGGTAGTGTTCTTCATGAAAGTAAGCTCTGTTCGCGTATTCTAGGATTCTTTTCTTCGGGAGCTTCGTGGTGTGTGCCGCTCTGTCCTTCAGCGCATCCTGCCGGCGCATGTACTTTCGATGTGAACTTTCAATTCTTGCAACGGTTGTAATATCATCCTCAAATTCACAGATATACTTCCACCAGCTTCTTTCGTCGTGTTTATATCCTTTAGTTCCTCGGAACTTTTTGATTCTTTCCAGATCCTCTGTGCTTTGGATGATATTTTCTCTCCTCTGCTCCCAGCTCGTTCCTTTTTTCCCCCATATAAAATTTCCGTAACCACCATCTGCCACTATTTTTTGCCGTGTCCACTTTTCCTGTTCCGGAAAATAGTTCCAAAACTCCTTTTCCGTAAGGACGATTCGTACCACCGGCACCCTTTTGGATTCTTTCTCGTTTTTGTACACCTCCAAAAACAAGTGCTTTTTGTTTCCAACGATCTTAACCGCTGTCACTCCGATGTACTTCACATCTTTTTTTCTGTTGATTTTCTTCAATCCCAAATACGGGATTTTCTCAATTTCTTTTTTTCTCATCTGCTCTGCCTACTTTCCCAGATAATATTCCCGGATGATCCGCTTCGCAGTTCCCATCCCCGGAATCCCCAGCGTCACTCTTCCCGCTGTCACACCGGCTGCTTTTAAAATCTCCTTTTCGACTGGAATCTGGTTCCCAAATGACCATTTCAGCAGTGCGGCAATGCATCCTTTCAGCGATTTCCCCTTTTTTCTGACGCTGTACGCCATCAGCTCATTTTCCATACACTGGCTTTTCAGGTACTCCACCCAGTCCTCCATGATTTCTTTCGGCTGCAGCTCCGCGGACTCGACCTCAATCTTTCCCAGTGCGGCCGTCATCGGATCGCACAGTTCCCGAATTTCTCCGTCGCAGAACAGCTCCACGAAAACCTCCGGAATTCCGTTTTCTGCCGCCATGACGCGCAGGCTCTCCATATCTCCCTCGTTGAACAGATTTACTGCCAACTCGTTAATTTCTTTGGCTGATTCCAGTTCTCCAAATCGTTCAAACATCTCATCATCCTCTTTTCATTTCATCTTGCAGCCAGGCGCTGTATTCATGCCGCCCCGGCGCGATCGTGATCTTGTGTTCTTTTACTTTTTCTGCCAGCTGCTCCCACTCCTTCTGATACTTGATCGGTTCCCCCCGCGCATTCCGGAAGCCATTCTTCTCCCATGCCGGGAGTTGATTCTCCAGCATGTTCAAAATCCATTCATCCGCAGCGTGGATCGTGATCTGACTCGGCTTGTGATACCGGCTGAGCGCCTTGATCAATGTCTGCAGTGTGGCTCCGTGCATTGTGCTGGTACATTCCCCTGTCTCGTGTTTGGTCTTTCCTCCGGGAGCTTCCAGCACATAACCCCAACTACGGCTTCTTTCTCGTGGATCGTTTGCGCTTAGCTCTATGTAGATGCCGGTCTCCATCGTCCTCTTCCCTCCTTTCCAGGCTGATCAGTGTATATCGCCGGTATTTATAGTGTGTTTTCGGGTTGATTCCCTCGTAGTAGTCCGCGATATAGTACCCTTTCGGCGGTTTCACTTCTTCTTTCCACCTTTTCAGGTACTTTTTCTCTGGATCCGGCAACGGCATATTCCGAGAATGACTGTAAGACGATTCTTTCACTCTCGGTTTTGCTTCTGTTCCGTCCTGCTTCTTTTCTTTCGTATTTTCGTCTTTACACATATACTCTGCCAGGAGGCGAAACGTTGGATCGTACAGTTTATTTTGCTTTAACGTCTCCACGTACACTCCGCCCTTATCCCAGGCACGCTGCAGAATCGCCGCTACATCCCCTGTCTCGTTGATAACAACGTGGATATGCCAGGCTCCTTTTGTCCCTTTCTCCAGATTTCGGATCCAGTACAGCTCCACCTCTCTCTTGCAGAATTCGCTCCTCACTTTTCTCCACGCTTTCTGAAAATCCCTCTTTGCGTGTCTCATGCTCTTCGGTCTGTTGTGCACAGCATAGGTCAGTGTGGCAAAGCAATCTCCCGGGCGGAAATACTGTATCAATCTTCGCTGACAGTTTTTCACCTTCGTCCGGTGATTCGCTTCCTTCATCTGCTCCGGAGTCACTTCTCTTTTCTCTTTTTTTGTTCCCCCAGGTCCTCCATATCTCCCGTCATGAAATTCATCAATATCCAGAACGGTTCCTCCCCGGAGCTTATATATTTTCTTCTTAATCGTCATCTCTTATGTCCCAACTTTAATCTCTTTATCGAGGTTTAACAGGGGACTTTCTCCCCTTATTTTTTCAATATTTTCTTTGACTTTCGATGCCGATCGTGATAAGATAAATATCGAAAAAACACTTCTAAATCCCTGTCCTACATGTTTCTCAGCATGTAGGACGCTTTTTTGTCTTTTCTTCAAGATCTTCATATCTTCCCAGCTTGTCTACCAAGTCTCCGTAAGCAAATACAGAGTTCATCTGGCTTTCCAGCCGGAATGTTCCGGCGTGATCCATCCAGATCCGGTACGTTCCGTCTGGATTTTTTACTGTCAATCTTTCTTTAATCATTTTTCTCCCTTCTTTCACTGGCTCGCTCCGGCTCTATCTTTACATTTAATTTTTCACATTTTCGTGAATTTATCTAAATCTCCAAACGTAATTGCCAGCTTAAACAGTACAATTTCATTATTTGAAATAGGCAGACCTGCTTGAATCTTTGTTAAAACATTTCTGATCGGCGGAGTATACTTTTCTGGTTCTTCAAAAATATATTGCCGATGTCCCTCATGGTTGTTCGACATGTTTGCTCGTTCGAAGTTTCCGTTTGCATTTGTCATTGCATAATTCAGCTCATTGCAGTCAAGACAATATCCAATTTCCATTATGATCCACCATGTCCTTTCTGTTTTTTCCCGCCGATGTTATGGTTCTTAGGCTCCTGATTTCCGAGCAATTCTCTGATCTCTTCATCTGTCGGCATTGAGAACGCTTCTCCTCTTCTTCCGATCGCCAAAATCAGCAGCTCCAGTGCCTTTTTCGCGTACGTATCGGAAACATATTTCCCGATCTGGCTTCCTCTCCCGGTCACAAAGTCCACCTTGATTGATGTCTCATCCGCTCCAAGATACATTGCTGTTACCTGTTATAGATTGATAATCTGCATTCTGTTTTTACTTAAAACGTACATTTTCTCCTCCTATCGGTTTGCAGTTCAGCCAAGTTGAAAACACTTCGTCCTTATGGCGTGCGATCCGCTCCTCTTCTTCCTCTTTCCGTTCTGCGATCGTTTCCCAGATCCGCTTGACCGCCCATCCGGCGGCAGCAATTCCGAGGCCTGCGGCCATCTGAAACGGCTTCCACTGCTCCACTCCCGCAAAATAAGTCCATGTTCCTGCTACTCCTGCCATAATGGCAATTACATTCTGTGCTTTCAATGTTTCTGCCTCCATTCCTCAAATTTTTCCGTGTCAAAAATGACCGGACTGTTTTTCTTCCGCGGATCAACTTTCCGGGCTACGCCCTCCGGTGCGTACATGATCGCCCGGTTCAGGACTTCTCTTCCGATCAGCGGATTTTCCATTCTCAGCAGCTCCGCTTTTCTCATGTAGCGCGCCGGATACTCGACGCGCATAGGCTCTTTCTTCTTGCTGGTACTGATTACGTATCTCTTTCCTGTCAGGTGCTCCAGCATCTTTGCCGCTTCATCTGTGGTTATTTTTTCCATTCAGATTTCCCCTTTCTTCTTATTTTTCTTTTCTCTCGGATGCATCTCCCTTATTCATGTCTTTCATAATGCTCATTCCTTCTGCGATCCCAAGGAATCGCGCTTTTTCCGCTTCTGTCATTCCCGAAACTGCTTTGGAGATTTCTTCTATAGTCTTTTTTTCTTTTTCTGACATATAGCTTCACTTCCTTTCGTTTTATCTCTTTGCAATATCATAATACAGCATCGCTATAATTTAGTCAAGCTTTTTTCGCAAAAAATATTGCAACGTTATATTTTTTGTGTTATAATTTATTTCAGAAAGAAGGTGAGACAAATAAATGAAAGATCGAATTCGATTATTGCGGAAAGAACTCAAGCTAAATCAAACCGATTTCGGAGAACGGATCGGGGTTAAGCAAGCTTCTGTCGCTGGATACGAAGCCGGCATAAGAACTCCTCTTGACGCAGTAATCACTTCTATATGTCGTGAATTTAATGTTAGCGAAGATTGGCTCCGCACAGGAAAAGGAGAAATGTTTCTTCCTACTACAAGAGATGATGAAATTGCAAAAATGACCACTGATCTTTTTAAAGAGGAGGAAGATTCTTTTAAGACTCGTTTAATATTAACTTTATCGAAATTAGACGAAAACGAATGGGCATTATTGGAAAAGATCGCGAAAGAACTGGTGAAGAGTTCAAATAAAGAGGACTAGGGGAAAACCCCTAGTCCAGCAAATTAGAGATGATTTTGTAAATGAACGACAGTGTCTTTTCATCGTTTATTTTGTTAAGCATTTCAATAATCTTTCTTTTGTAGTCCATATGTACGCCCTCCGATCTCTATCCTTATTATATACGAACGTTCGTTCGATTTCAATATCTTTTTTCGAACGTCCCTTTGCTAATAATACGAGATCTTCGGGCGAAAATTAGTATTTTTTGACATTTGTCCGGGTTCCCGGACACTTATTTATACGGACTGTCGAATAAGTCTGTAATCCGCACTTTCAGGCCTTTGGCGATGGATTCCATCGTGTCGATTCTCGGCATTCTTCCGCTGCAGATATCTTCCAGCGTAGATTTTGGGATTCCCGTCAGTAAGGCCGCCTGGCGGAGCGTCAAATTTCTTTTGTATATGATGTCTTGAATTAATATTTTCATGACATTATAGTTCCCGATATTCGGGAAATTATACTTCCAGAGAGGGGGAATCGTTATGGGTATGCGATTCAAAAAGAGTAAGAAAATTGCTCCAGGCGTCAAACTGAACGTCTCCAATAAGAGCGTTGGTGTTTCTGTTGGTGGGAAAGGTGTTCATCATTCTGTGAGCAGCAGCGGTCGAAAGACAACCACTGTAAGCGCACCTGGTACCGGACTGAGCTACGTTAAAACTTCCGGTGGAGGATCTCGTAAAAGGAAATCCTCTAAAAAAGCGCAAAGTGGAACCGTCGGATGTGGCACTATCCTGCTCGGCTTCATTCTGTTTTTCCTGATCGTCGGTGTCTTCTCAAGCGGGTTCAGTAGCGGGCGGAAGAAAGCAGCCGAA